TATCACATTGAAAAGTTTTTGCATGATGATCGCAGATAAAACAAAAGGCCCCCCATGCGGGAGCCTTTTGCTGACCTGTGTGAAGAGTCCTCTGAGTTATAGCTCAGAAGCTGTACTTCAGGCCAAGCTTTGTACCAACTGAAAGCTCATCACCAGTGATTCCGCTCAGCTCGCCGTAAACAGCAATGCTGTCAGAAGCTTGGATAGAGCCGCCGAACTTGCCAGCAAACTCAACTTCGTTCTCAGCACCGTTGGGCATCACAATCGCAGGGCCGCCCTGGATGTAATAGCTGTAGGCACCGGAAGAACCTTCAAAGCCGACATCCAGATTGAGTGTTCCACCCAGATAGTCGTCGCCGTAGGAACCGCCGTTGAACTCAGGGTTGACGTAGACGTTGGCGAGTGCAGAGGAAGGAACCAATGCAACTGCCCCAGCGGCTGCACCAAAAACAAGACGCTTGATCATCGGAAGAATTAGCGTTTTCCCTGACCACGATACTTCTTGCGCCCTTTTTTTGGGCGTGAGTGTTGTCCATTCCCTTGTCTGGTCTTCTTAGGTTTGCCTTGGACAAAAATGTTGCCGCTAAGTGACTTCGCCATCAGATGCCGTCAGTTGAATCCAACAGCGAATACTTTTCAGACAAACCAGTAAACAGGCCGTGCATTGGGTGTGAGATCTGATCGCGGCCATCAAGGAAGAATAATTCCTCAAGCCACAGCGTCCTAGCCGTCATGGCCTGCACGTCCTCCGCACCAGGCTTACCAGCGATCATGGGGTCAGGACGCTTCATCTTGTTCTCAGGCTGACCGGCTCATCCTATTGGCGAATGAACCGGCCAACACGTCAACCCTTCACAATCAGCTTGGTCGCAGCAACCGCCGTACCAGCAAACACAGAGGGGTCGTCTGGAGTAAGACCAATTCCCCCAACATGTTTGACGAAATACGATTGGCCTGGCGTCAACCCTGACTGAGCATCGTCAACTGATCCCACAAGTTGAATCGTTGCCGTTGCGCCATCAGCATACGCACCGTTTGAAATGCCAATGTAATTTTCAGAGGTAAGTTTTTTCAGCTGCGTTGCTGTTTTAGTTACAACCCCTTTAACGTTTGAGGATGGCTCGTAAACAGTCACAAACCGTTCTGCAGCAACGTCATAAGCAGTTGCAGGGAAGTGGGCGGCAGTAGTACCACTGCCCATGTTGACTACCGTAGTGTCAACTGTGACTGAGGTCCCAGAAATTGACGCCGTCCTTGCGTTGTATTGATTGGTAGAGTTATCCAGCAAAACAACCAAATGTTTTTGACCGACCGGATCGTAAGTTACGGCAAAGTTTTTGCACTCAGTTGTCGTAAATTCATTAACGGTGCCATAGGAAAGAACGTTGCTTGAATTGATGCTAGCGGCAACCAAATGTCCATCCCCACCGTCATTCCTGTCCGCATATGCAATTAGGTATTGGTCAGCGACTTCATCGTAAGAAACGGATTGACGGAAAATGTTTGTCGCAGATGATTCAAACTCTACGATGCTTCCAAGCGTAACAGTTGTGCCGCTAAGTGATACAGGGATGCCCTTGCCAGCGTCACTATCATTTTGGTCAGTAAAAATAATAAGGGCTTCGTCAGTTCCGTTTGACGCGCAGGAAAGTCGGCAGATGGCCGACTCCTCCTCGGTATCTACTACCGCTGAAATTGATACTTCAGTACCAAAAGTAAAACTTGATCCATCATTCGTAAAACCTCTTACATAAATGTTAGAGGTGTCATAATATACGGCAAAACATGCGCTTGCTGTTGTAAACACCCTGTGCCCTTTTTTCCCAATAGCAATGGTCTCTACGGACATGTGGTTAGCAAAAGCAGTCGCAGATGTATCGCAAGCGGTTACTTTAATGGCAGAGCCATCTTTAAAAGATAAGATGGTTCTTTTTGTGCTTGCAGCGTGGTAAGCAACTTCGCAATTTTCGGACTCAGTTACAACACTGGTCATGCTGCCAGCTGTAAGCGTGTCGCCGGAAACAGATAAAATGCTTGTGATATAATGATTATTATTGGTTGATTCTGTTTGCCTAGTACCAAAAACAGTAACTTCAACATCTTCAATATAAGCCAAGGCCGGTACTTCAATTCTTTGGTTATGCACCTCCACTTCCGACTGATTAGTAGTTGTGTGTTGTGACACTGATGCAACAGCAGACCTTACAGTGCCGTCTGCCTGAATGATCACAGGCATTCCGTCAGTTAATGCACCGTCTGCAGTCGCTTGGAAAGTAGAGCCACCAGCGGCAGCATCAGCCCAGCTAACAGCACCTGATGCGCCACCACTTGTTAGAACTTGACCGCTGGTGCCGTAGTTCGCGCCAGCAATACCGATCTGGCCTGCAGGCCCGACCCTGACTCGCTCACTACCTTCAGTGGTGACTTTGAAGTGTCCATCAGAGCCGGTATCAACAACCTCAGCCTCTGTGTTGCCCTCAGTGATCTTGTCAGTGTCAGCAGCAGTGCCACTTGAAGCTGCTGTAATGCGGCCCTGAGCATCAACAGTGATGCTGCTTAAGGTATAGCTGCCAGCGGTGACAGAAGTGTCCGCAAGCTTATCTGCGGTCACAGCATCGTCCGATATTTCACTTGTGCCGATAGTTCCTGATGCTGCAGAGGTGATTCGGCCCTGCGCGTCAACTGTGATGTCAGCCGCTGTATAACTACCAGCCGTCACACTTGTGTCGGCCAATTTATCAGCCGTTACGGCGTCGTCAGAAATTTCGCTAGTGCCGATCGTGCCTGACGCTGCGGCAGTAATTCGACCTTGGGCGTCAACAGTAATATCCGCTGCTGTATAAGACCCAGCAGTGACACTTGTATCAGAAAGTTTATCTGCGGTGATCGCATCGTCCGCGATTTCGCTAGTTCCAATCGTTCCAGATGCAGCAGCCGTGATGCGGCCTTGTGCATCAACAGTAATGTCGGCTGCGGTATAGGTTCCAGCGGTGACACTTGTATCCGCCAGCTTCGCTGCGGTCACAGCGTCGTTGGCGATGGTCAGTGCGCCTGTATTGCTAATCGTGGCATCACCAGACATTGCAACTGCTGTTGGCACGTTGCTGGTATTGCCAACAATCAGCTGACCAGAGGTCAGGTTTGCAAGCTTGGTCAGCGCAATGCTGCCAGCCAACATCGCGTTGGTGACTGTTCCGCTATCGCCGGTTGTGATGATCGTTCCTGTGACATTAGGAAACGTGATTGTGCGATCAGCGGTTGGATTGGTGATTGCAAAAGTCGTCTCGTAATCGTCAGCAGAACTGCCTTCAAAGGTCAGCGATGCCGCTGTTCCCAAAACGACATTGCCTGCAAAAGTTGCAGTGCCCGTCATGTTTGGGTTGTTTGCTGAAAGCTTTTCACTGTCAAGCTCTTCAATCGCAGCCTGAACATCAGTTGCAGCAACATTGCCCGTAGGGGCAAAGCTGACGTTGTTTGCAGCCGTAGCGGCTAGAGCCGTTGACAGGTCAAGAACCTGCCAGCTTGAACCTGTGGAAAGCAGGAAGTCAGGCGGCGCTAAAGCCTCTGCTGGTGCGTTACCAGATCCCGTACCAGAAACGCTAACAGTCAGGTAATGGTTAAGATTGCTCGCCGCAGGTGCAATCAGTGCTTGGCCGACCGTCAAACCGATTGCAGTGCCCTTAGCAGTTACTGAGGCAACAAGGTTTGTGCTGGCGTCATACGTTCCAGCGAACACAATCTCGCCGCTAACAATGTCAATCGACTTGAAAGCGTTTCCATCGTAGAGGTAAAGGTTTTCGTTGTAGGCGTCATATAGGAACTGGCCGTTGAAGTCAGCTGTTCCGAAATCAACGACACCGTTTGTGTCTGGAGCGCCTGCGAATCTGACGCTAGAACCGTTAGCAAGTTTCCCGCCGGTTACTGCATCATTAGCGATTAACGATGTCCCGATCGTTCCCGAAGTTAGCTTGGCTGCGCTGATGTCTGGGATGTCAGAAGCAGACAGCGTGGTGCCTGCGGTGACGTGACCACGAGCGTCAACAGTGACTTTTGGGTAAGTGCCAGCAGTAACACCTGAATTGTCATGAGTCAGCGCACCAGCGCCACTGACAGACAACGCACCGGAAGGAACAGAAACGCCACCCTTTGCGGTTGTTGTGCCTGCAGGCAGATCAGTTCCGGTCAACGCGGTGGTTGCCGTGATGTGACCCTCACTGTTAAAAGTGATGCCGCTAGTCGTTCCAGCCGTAATGCTGTCGGTGTGATTCAGCTGGCCGCTACCAGTAACGCTCAGACCACTGCCAACAAAGACACCACCAACAGCAGAGCTGGTTGCTTTAGGCAGATCACCAGCGGCAATGCTGCCAACAGCAGTGATGTGACCAGAAGCGTTGACGGTGAAACCATTCTTGGTCTGACCAGTGACGCTGGACTGGTGGGAGATAACCCCGCTGCCGTCAACACTCAGGCCAGAGGCAGACGGGACACTAATGCCACCTAGTGCTGATGTTGTTGCAGCATCAACGGAAAACGTGCCGGAACTAGCAGACAGGCCAGTGCCCGCTTGAGCCGCTCCAAGTGCAGCATCAGTCGCCACTGGCAAATCACCAGGAGCAATAACACGGGACGTATAAGCACCGCCTTGGTCTGTAGGACCAGCAATAAACTCTTTCGCTGTTGAGCTAGATCCCAGTGAACTTGGCGTAATCGCCGCTAATTTCGCTGACGGGATGCTGGCGTCATCAATCAGGTCAACGCCCTGCTCGACCAGGCTTTTGACGGTAACTTTCTTGGTCTCGCTTGCGCTTACGTCGGCAATGGGCAGAACATCAGTTGAAGCTACGTCGGCTTCAGCCAGCTCATTCAGGGCTGTAATCTTCTGATCGGCCATTGCCTAACCCCCCTGCGGGTCTAGTCAGTTTCAAGCTCTAGCTTACCGCTGCCAGGCTGCTCAAGCAGGATACGGTCAGTGTCTTCCTTCAGCACATAGTTGCTAATGATGCCCAGGCCAAGCTTGGGAGTGATTGGACCTGTGGTGACAAAATTGAAATTGGACACAGTCAGCTCTCCTGTGCCTAAGCCAATCGCAGCGTTAGTAACAATCCCTTTGAACTCAAAGAAGAAAAAGTCATTTGTGGCCTCTGCGTTCTCGCCTTGCTCAACGATGTAAAGCTCAGCGTCAAACTCGGCACCCAGCTTTTGCCTCAGGATTAGCTCGTGCAGGTAGCTCGGCACATCTGTGTCAACAGTCAGCCCTGCTGCGTCAGGGTCATAGTGAAATTCACAGCTAACGCTGCCGCTACCGCTGATCAGTCCGCTTTCGTTCTTCCTAAACTCATCGCTCAACGCTGTCACGTCTACAACCTCGCGGTCATTGTTCAGCTCAAAAGAACGGACCAAGCCAAGGATGTTGTATTCAGCCTGAACGCTTTTAACCTCAATCGGAATGGCCGTTGTGATTGCAGCAAGCGTGATCTTGCCTGAGCTTTGCCCGTTCAACGCATTGGCAAAGGTGTCATATAGAGAAATGCCGCCAATGTCGTCAACGTTGATGAACCAAGCGCCATCAGGCAGCTGACTGCCGCCGTCCCAGCCAGACCCGTCGATAAACGCCAGGTTTACACCGTTGGTGCTCTTGATCTGCAGGCGATCACCTGTCAGCAGCATTTCCTGCGGAAAGTCAAAGCTAAACCGCTTTTTGCTGACGTTGACATCACCAGGATCAACAGTGCTGGTGAACGTGCGCTCAGGAGTGCTGCGACGGAGCCTGACTCGACCAGAGTTGCCAAGAAAAACAGTCATAGCGACTTGCTGACGAAATCACCGCTCATTGTGTAGTTCACGTTGACGCGCATCACCTCACCGACAACACAGGCCAGTTCAGCACTGGTGAGCACCGCGTCAAACTCCAAAAACTTATCGTCAAACTTGAGTTTGAGCCTTGCAGTCGAAGTAATCGACGAATCAGCTGTTGTGTCTTGATTGACCTGATTCAGCAGCTTGACCGGCGCGTCATCGTAATAAAGAACAGTTAGAGCACCGGCAGCAGTACGCATCCCGGTGGTAAAAGTCCGTACATCTTCATTCAGTACCGTCACCTCAAGAGCATCAGTGTTTGCAGTCAGCGACCACTGCACAACCTTGGCAACAGCAACACCGCCCAGCTCAACACTGCCATCTTGACCCGCGTAATACTTAGCCATGGTCAGGCACCCTCAAGCTCGCCAATGAACTCACACGTCACTGTAGACAGTCCTGGTTTAACGCTCGTAACTGATGGGGGCTCTGCATATTTCCACTTCAACAGGCTGTTCGTCTCCCTGATCCAAGGGACAAGCTCTGTCGATGCTCCAGCCGCGACGTTGCTTGTGGTGAACTCGGCGTAGTTGTCGTCGTCCATCACATCCACAAAGTTCTGCAAAATCAATGCGGCGTTTGCGTCAGTGATGTTTGCAAAGGTCAGCGAAAGGCTGCTGCTGTACCGCTGGTTGCCATAACGGACCCGGACAACAGCACCGTTCTGCGCTTGGAACTGCTGCTCAGGGAAAACACCAGGCGTATATGAACGACTGCTAGGGACCAGTGCTGGAAAACTTACTGCTGCCATCAGTCCACAACGTCAAACAGCGCGTTCTCAGCGTTCAGAATAGCCAACCTACCTGCCTGGTCCACCTTCTGATAGCTGCCGCCGATGTCCACAAAACCATCATCATCGATAGTCAGGCTCGTCACTCTGTAGATGCGTTTTTGTTGGTTTTGCATCTTGATCGTAAAGATTGAACTGAAAAACACCTCATCTCCTGTCTTGCCATCGGCAACCTGTAGCTGGCCTTCCTGCACCTCTGTCTCACCCGGTCGCCAGAAAAAGACGGTGTAAGTGCCATCAGCAAGAGCAGTTGTTGAGGTGACGCCACCAAACTCATCGACGCTGCCGTTGTTAAAACGAGTTGTGTGCGATGCGTTTGAGATCACCTTGATGTAATCACCAGGAGCAATGCTCAAAGCAGAGCTTGGCGTTGTCTTGAATTGGATGTTGTGCTCGCTGTGCTTGCGCAGCAACAACTTGTGCTGGGCGATGCGCTTGGCGTGCTTGGCGCTTGTGCAGAAGCTCGTCAGATCAATGAACTCTTCAGGGTCACCATCAGAGCCACCGTCAATGTCTTGAAAACGCAGCTGCGTTACCCGTTGAGACGAGAACCCATTTTCCTCCTCCTGCCTGTAGGCAACAGTTGCTTTGAACAGCTGACGCTCTTGCGTTGGCAAGAAACTCACCTGCATATCCTTCATGTTGCCATCGGTGAATAGAGCTTTGACGCTCTTAGTGATGTCTTGCGCTGGCTCGATGACGAACGTTGCAGGGTTGTAAGGGACAGAGGGCGTTAGCGAAAACTTGCCACCGACAATGCTGAAGTCGAGCAAGTTAAACGCTGCGTTCGCGTGTATGAACTCACGCAAGCCAACACGATCACCAACGACGCCATCGAAGCGGAAGCCATTGGCGCGGCAGAACTTTGCCGCAACAACCATGGCATCACGATCAATCGTGTCCCTTGGGATTCGCTTGCCTGCGCCGAGACGAGAGCTGACCAGCAAGTTAAAAGCAATCTCAGCAAAGTTATTGGTTGATGCAGGGTCTGCAGTTAGTGAAGCCGTTGTGCCGTCATCATTGATCAGCCGCTCAACCTTGATGCCTTCCTTGATGTAAGCACTGAGCTGGCCCATAGAAGACCAATCCTTACCTGCCAAAACACGCAAGCCAAGCAGAGACAAGTCGTTGTACTGAGCAGCCCCAAAATCTGGCTTGTCCTCTTCAGGGCGCACCATCTCATTTACAAAAACCACCTCATGCTCTGGCCCGTCTTGGTGGCTAGTTTTTTCAAGATCAAACTTTGGATAATCGGCAATCGCATCCTTAGGATTCAGCCCTGGGCGAATTCGTCCGTTAATGAAAACTGTGTCAACCTGCGTAATTTGCACATCAACTAACGTGCCATCAGCAAATTGAAAACGGACAACCTCGCCTTGCTGATAGCCAGAACCTGGGTCTGAAATAATCCACTGCCATTGACCAACAGCAAAGCTTGAAGCATTGACCTTCAAGCCTGAACCATTGCCACCGTAGGCTTCATGGCTGTAATCAGTAGGACCACCGCCAGAAACAAACGGGACTGCATCTTGGTTAAATTCATATTTGGCGATTTTGTATAAATTAAGAGCTGTTCTAGTCGCTCTGTATTCCCCTTTTTCAATCGGGTAGTAAAGAAAGCCACCTGCGGACACTGGAATTGAATCTGGAACTATGCGATACAAGGCATTGTCGTTCTGGTCTGCAGGGCTTGGTGCTTGCGTAGTGCTTGTGACATTGACGCCATTAAAGAAAGCAGCAAAAAGAACTCCGCCAGTGGTCGTCTGAACGTAAAAGTCGTTGGTAACGCTATCTAAAACACGGGTTCCTGAGGTCGTAGTGTGCCATTCTTTTACAGCCGGAACAGTTTTAACAAAATCAGCTGGGTCGTACTGATAAACAGAACCAAGCTCAACAATCTCACCCTCCCACTTCGCATAAACCGCGCCAGGAGCTGTCGGATTATCAACGTTGACATAAACACCTGTAGTCAATTCAGCAGTGTCTGCATTTTGATCAACTATTGGGTCAGTGATTCTTGTCCATCGCGCTTCCTCAGGCAATTCACCAACAGTGTATTTATTGAGAGCCCGAACGTTGCCTTGAACAGGTGTGCCAGCTTCTACACTTTTAAAGAAAAACTCGTCGTTAGACGCCATTAAGTCAGTGATTTTTGTCGGTGCGCCTGTATAGCTAACTCGTATGTTGCCGCCAGGGTAAATAACGTTGTTGCCTGTGCCGGTCAAAAGCTGCACATAGTTTGACTGCGAATCAATATCGACATATAAACCATCTGCTGTGCTTCCTGTGACGGGAATAATCTTAAACTCGTATTGACCGGGATTGTGGTTGATGCGAATTGTGTTGTATTGCGGCTGCGGATTGCTGCCGCGCACAGCAAAAATTTGCCCAGCACTGATGTCTGTAAAAGCAGTGTCGTTGCTAGCCCCTACTTCTCTAAATTTAATCTTGAAGAAGCTATACCGAGTTTGAAACGTTGAAACCCTGCCAAGCGAAAAACCTTGCTTGTCTTTTTCATACTCCTGCAAAATTTCAGCAGGAGGTTCTGAATTAACGTTGGCAAAATTGTCGATGCGCTTGAACACAACGCTTTTAATGCCAATCTCCGTTTGGTCGCAAACGCGGTTGTTAGTGATGGTTGCAATATCAACGCGCTGCAGATGCTGCCCAAACGGCTTATTTGCTGTAGTCAGCGGATCAGCGTCTGCGCTTTGGAAATACCCGAACCCTTGCTCTTTGCAGACAAACTCAAACTGTCGGTCATTGCCTTGCGGGCTTTCATAAGGAGTATCAGGGCGTTTCTGACATTGAATTATTGCGCTGCCAAAAGCAAACAAATCTCCGACATTGACCAATGTATCGGCATTGTTGATTCTAGTGTCAATAGCTGTATTTACATCTTCTAAACCATGCGGAGGGAACGCATCAGGTGCTTCACGGGCTGCTGAATTTCTAAAAGTCAGCGTATCACCTACGTCGATTTGATTGGTGCCAGTAACGACGGCATTGTTCAAACGCTCCATCGCCTGGCGTCCTGCATATGGCCTGACATTGAGATCAAGAGTCAAACCGTTGATTTTGTCCCTCTTGTTTCGCAGGGTTTCTTCGTTGTCAAAAATTTGGACGATGTCATAAGGCAAGAAATATGGTGAGCCGTTAGAGATTGGTGAATGACAGCCAAAAGCACGCTGTGAGCTTGGCGTCCTAGTGCCACTCAGTAGCGGGCGGAAGTTGTTTTTGAGTTGGTCATAGGCAAGGAATACATCACCATCAATATCAGCAGGAAGCTGACCAGCATTTGTGATTGCATCGCTGAGATTGATACGGCCACCACTGTCGAAGTTATTGGCAGCAGTCGCGATGTTGTCTTTGAAATAAGCCCTGTACCTTGCCTCTTGATAGTTTCGTAGAAGCTGGTCACCAATAGCTAAACCCTGTGCATCAGGCGTTGCACCAAGCTCAGAAAGGCCCAACGTGGTCAGCATTTTTAGCTCTTGGTGCGAACCAAGGCTGAGCAACTGCGACCAAAGCAGCAAACCCTTTGCCCGGATGCCGCCGACAACTTCACTGCCATCAGGCAACTGCTCACGCTTGGCAAAGATCAATGGGATGATGCTGCCAAGAGCCGCAAGGTCCTGAACGCTGTCAAAGCTAAACAGCTCCGCAAACCTTGTCTGACCGCGAATGTCTGCCGTTCTAATCGCAGCAGGCGCTTGCTCAAATGTCGGCGGGTCAGGCTGCAGCAAGACTGAAGCTGCACTAAATAAGACGCCTACGACAAGACTGATAATCTCGAAAGTAGTTAATGGCTCACCTGTCGCAACAATTTCTGGAATCGACGCATATTCTTCGCCTCGTTCTTTTGCCTTGCAATCAGCTAAGCGACAAAACTCCCAGTATTCATCAAGCGTCAGGCCAAGAACATCAATGATCTGCTGTTCTGCGGGCAGTAAAGAGCGGCGGGAGTAAGACCGCTGCAGGGGATCCATGTCACTCGACGGTCCTTGAATTG